GGCTGGAAGGTGTCAGGACCCACAGCACGGACCATCTGGAGGGGCACATAAGGGCAGTAGAAGAGACCTGCGTCATAAGCACTGCTACCTTTGTAACCAGCCACATAGAAGTGAGCATCGGAAACGTTGGCAGAGTAAGGATCGACGTAGACCTTAATACGACCGTTAAGTGTACCAGCAAGAGTGCTGCTGTTGTCGTCGGGCAGCAGGTTGCTGTTACCAGACAGTGCAGGGGTGTAGTCAAGCACACCAGCCATGGACAGAGCAGATGCCACATCAGCAGAGCAGATGAGGATGTTGCCCTTCCCGCGACGAGTCTCGTGACCGATAGCATTCATGTCTCTCTCAATTTGGAAGAGAAGACCTTTGAATTTCTCAACAGACCAGCGACCGTTGGAGTCAACGTCGAGGTCAAACACACCAGCAGTAGCGGTGTTGTTTTGAGCGCCAGGACGAGCGATCTTGTAAACAGTTCTGACAACCTCACGGTTGATTTCAGCCAGCACTTCAGTGCTGAGGATGTTTGCAAGCTCAGACTCGGCGTCCAGACCGTGGACTGCCTTCAGATCCTGAGCAAGCTCAAGACTGTATTCTGCTTTCAGTGCTCTAGACTTCGCAGTAACGGTGACCTTCTCGATCGAGAAGCCCATTTCGTTGAAGTGGTTGTTAGCAGCGTCACCCAGTGCTTCAGCCTGGGCAGTAGTCATACCTTGACCACCGATGGTGTATTGACCAGCGCCGTCAGCAAGCAGACCAGGGTTGCTACCTGTCTGAGTGTTAGAGGCAAGACCGTTTGCGCTATTCTCGGAAGAATGCTCAGTATCAACTTCGTTGAAGAAGGTCTCAACGCCACTGTTAGCGATGTCTCTGTTGGTGCCCTTAGTGGAGCGCATTGCGAAGATCAGTCCAGTAGGACCAGTCATAGGCTGCACGCCGCAGATGTCATAAGCAATCAGCTTAGGCATGGAGCGTCTGATCAGAGAGATCAGCACAGGGTCGAAACCTGCAACAGGACCCGTAGCAGTGCTGCTACCAGAGTAACCTGTACCACCCAAGGAGTTAGTAGGAGCAGCTTCTGTTACCAGACCGCGCTCTTCCTTGAGGAATTTTTCTTGGTTTTCCAGGAGGACAGAGGTAACCGCCTTTCTGTAGGTATCCTTGATAGGATCGAGCTCATTGTGCTCAAGAATGGGGTTCCACTTTTCCTGGAGTGCTTCTGCGTTAAACATTTTTGTACTCGTAGGTTAAAAGGGGTAAAAAATTACTTGCTCCAACGGGAGATCGCCTGGGCATATGCTGCCATTGCGTCGCCAGTAGGTGCGTTCTCGACTTCAACATCCTCAGTGACCGTAGTCGCTTCAGGTTTTGTAGAGAAATACGATTCACGGAGGGTAGAGACCTTCGCACGGAAAGACTCTTCATTTTCAAACTCAACAGCTTCCGCCAGGGAGACAAGCTTCTCGCGTTGCGAGAGCGAAAGTCCCTCAGCGATCTCTGTCACAATCCCATTCTTGATATAGGTGCCGACACTCTTAGAGAGCTCGACATTTTCTTCAATAGACTCGTTGAGTTTTGCTTCCATGGTATCAAGTTGTGCCTGAATTTCTTCAACGACATCAACTTTTTCTTCGGGGAGATCAATATAGTTCTCCACGAAAACTTGCTTGAGACCAGTCAACATGTTCTCAGCCATCTCGGTCTTGATACCGTGCTCAATGGCGAGCTCATTCTTGGACATCCATTGACCAACCGCATAAGTCAGATACTCATCGACTTTTTCTGCGAGGTCGGACTTAACAGTCTCAATTTCTTCTTCAAGGACTTTAGCGTAGTCCTCGTGCATACGCTCCAGCTCTTCGTTGATTCTGGAAACGACCGCTGCTTCAAAGATAGTCTTAGCTTTCTCTTTGAATTCCTCAGACAGTTCTTCACCTTCTGTGAGAGCAGCAACGTCGGCAGACAGATCAACTTCGATCACTGTCTCCTGTGCTTCTTCAGCGGGCTCTTCAGCAATCACGTCGCCTTCAGGCTCGTGACCAGCTTTCACATCACCCTTAGCAGCAAATTCTGCTTTAGCGCCAGAGGCATCAGAGGGCTTAGTTGTTGGAGCGGGGGCATTCCCACCAGCAATAGTCTTATACTTATTGCTGTCATCAGTGGGTTTGCTGTTTTGGGGTGTTGGACCACCGAGGTCTTGCACACCAGCGAGACTACTACCGTCAGCGCCCAGTTTGGGCATTGGGTCAGCAGGTTTTGCGCCAGCGGTTACACTCGATTCATCCAGAGTTGTTTCAATCTCTTGTGACATTTTGTCTCCTGGGTACAAACGTGCGATATTTGCTATAGTTATTTATAGATTAAAGATTTTTGATGAAGGAGTGAAACGCGGAAAGTTTCATCTCATCCAACTGAGAGCGGTGTGCGTTATCAATTCTTTGTTTGATTTGCTCGATTCTTTGCTCTTGGATTGCGCCTCCAGCATAGACCCACTCTTTTCCTTCCATGATGCCATTGACAAAAGCGTCAGGGGCGGAAGGATCTGCTACGATATCCGCAGCAGTTGCGAGCATAAAGTCATCAGCGACAACTTTAATACCACCTTCTTCCTTGATAGATCCGAGACCTCTGGAAGATACACCTAGTTTCACACCTTCATCGAGAAGGGACTTAGCGATGTTACCCATGGGGGTATCGAGAAGTCTTGCCTTACCTACGAAGTTATTACCCTCTCTTTGCAGAGAAGTAATCAGGTGGGACACTCTATCTAGGTTAATAGTAGGACCATCGGGATGACCCAACTCACCTAGTGCGCGACCTTTGGAAATGTATTGCTCGTTGTATTTAGCAACTTCACGCTGAAGAGTTTCTGCGCGATACATGCGTCCATTTCTATTCTTGATTTCACCCTGCAGGAAAACACCTTCGATAAAGTGGCGCTTTCTGCCATCCTTACCTTCAGTGATTGTTACCTTAGCGGATTCAATCTCCTCCCTGATCAGTTTCATCTGTAGTTTCCTCTGGTGGTGTATCAGTTACTTCAGTCTCTGCAGATGCTTCGACTTCAGGTGTTTCTTCCTCGGGCTCCTTAAACATGTTGGACCCGATCTCTTGTTTCTTAGTGTCAATTTGATCCACCGCTACGGTTTTCATAGCAGCGTCAACATAATCTGAAAGGTCTTTTTGACCTGCAAACAATGCGTTGACAATATCAAGCGCGGATTGTGTTGGCATGATTTATTTAGAATTCAATAATACTATTTAGAAATCTCCTTTTTTACGATCCGCAGGATCGATGCCCTGCTCCGCGTATTGATCCATCGCTTGCTGCTGAGGATCAACTGGCTCAGGTTGGAGTTGCATTGCCATTTGCTCGTGCTCCATGGCTGGCATTGCCATAGGATCCATGACTTTACCGTCAGCGATCTCTTTCTCCATCTGCTTATCGACTTCCTTAAACAGGGCATCGGGTTGCTTCAGGATCTGACGACGCATATACTCCAGCGAGAAGTAACGACCCACAAAAGGATCCATCTGCTGCAGCAGTGCCATGCGTGCATTCATGATCTCCTGCTCTTTCAGCTCGGAGAAGTAGTTGTCAGCGATGAAGTCATACTGGATATGCTCTTTTGCCTCATCCCATTCCTCATGAGTGAAGACACCTTTCAGAATAAGTTGAGTCTTGAGCAGATCATTGAAGACATCAGCAAACTTTTTGCGGAGTCTAACGACGAATTTTTGGAATTTAACCTCGTCGCGGGTGATCTCTGCAGACCTACCAACGTTGAAAGAAGAGTCAGATTCTAGACGTGACTCAGGAACATTCAGCGATCTGTAGAGTTTCTTTTGGAAGTATTTGACATCCTCAAGCTCTCCAAGATTTTGTCCACCTGGGAGCGTAGTGATCTCAGTGCCTCTTCCGCCTTCCCTTCTTGGGAGCCAGAAGTCTTCGAGCATCGACATGAATTTCTTGTCGTCTCTGATTTCGCCTGTGTCTGCATTGTATACAAGTTTGTTTCTGTAGCGAGACATCACCTCACGGAGGTATTGCTCAGCTTTCTGTTTGGGCAGATTACCAACGTCGATGTAGAAAATTCTACGCTCAGGTGCGCGGGACAATCTATAGATAACCAAGGAATCCTCAATCATTCTCAACTGATTGAGTGCCTTAATTGCTTTGTGGAGGTGTGACAGCACATAGTTGCGCTGCATATCAAGTTGACCTGAGTGTGCAAAACAGATTGCATCAGGTGCAATTTTGATACCGTTATTTTCGTAACCTTTGAGTCCCTTAGGGGAGTAAATATAATACTCAATCGCCTTAGGAATCAATACGTTTACCTGAGGATCTGCAGGTGATACCCGATCCTTGGGTTTATCGTATTCAATAACTTTCTTGATTTTGCGAGGATCAATATACCTCAACTCTGTAATCCCTTCCTTGGGATTATCAGGGTTAATCATCTTATGGTAGAAGAGGCGACCGTCGATATACCATCTGCGGAAGATGTCATACGCCTTTCTATCAAAATCGAGGAGACTGAGAACATTCTCAAACTCCTCGCGGATGCGTGTCTTAACAGAGTCAGACACTTTAAGATTAGAAAGCTCAATATCAACAGGGTGATCGTCAAGATCTCCAGCGATTGCCTCATTCACGATATCATTGATAGCAGCATCCGCTTCAGGATGAAGTGACATCTCACGGTATCTACCGATAAGATCTACATCGCTAGCTTTGTTTGCTGCGTCCCCCAGATCAACATATTGTCCGAAATAACCACCAGCAACAATAGGTTGCGCGGCATCATCCGAATCTTTATGCACGAAAGAAGGACCCTTTTCAGAGCCCTTCCCTTTCTTTCGATCTAGGGAATAACCAAATAGTTGTGACATTCAACTGTCCCTATACATTATCAATTATTTATACGCTACGAATTTACTTGTCTACAGAGTTACCTGCGTTGTTATCGTTAGCGTATGTCCAGTACTGGACCTGGAATTCAACAGTATACTCTTCGGGAGTATCGTTGCTATCCCATGCGAGGTCGATTGCACTGATGTTTGAGGGCCAGATGCCAACAAACTGATACGATCTGACCACGCCACCTTGACGATCATACTGACGCACAAGTGCGCTAGACTGATACTCGCCAATGGTGCGAGGGGTCTGCAGGTTTTGCTGCAGGTTTTGGATCTTGGTTGACCACTCCTCAAACTTGGAGCGCAGTGCGAAACCTTTGTCGTTAAGGACAGTAACTGTCCAAGGCTCAAAGGTGCGGTCACCAGCGATCTTGAGGGTGCGACCTCTGTAAGGGACCTCAATCACACCCACTGTAGAAGCAGGAATGTTTGCTGCCTTCACAAGGAAGGTAGCGAGAGATCCAGAAGATGCCGAGGATCCTGCCTGGGAAGCGCCAGCAGATTCCTGCTCACGCTTCTCTTGAGATCCAGGGGTGGCACCCGAAGCAGGGGTGCCTTCATCAACGATAGAGGGGAAACCAATTTCCACTTGGAAAAGGTTGGGGCGGGCGAGGTCCCCGATTCTGTTTCTGAAGTCAAGGATGGGTGCATTGACCATCTTGCCTTCTGTCTGCCCTGGGTATTTGTCAGCCATTTTAGAGAAGTACTCCGATGTTTATGAGGTTAGATGGATAAAGTTATCAGGAAACGAGCTCGGTGAAGCTAGCGCCAGTCCTTGTTGCCGTGAAGGTCAAGGTGATGAAGTTGATGGATCTTGTGGGTTTCACAAAGATCTCAGCGTAGAATTCACCACGGTCGATTGCTTCCGCAGGGTTGTTGGTGCCATCACAGACAACCAGGAAGTCAACAATACCACGACGGGATTGGACAGATCTCAAGTAAGGCTCAACGATATTCTTGAATTGTTGGCGAGTAAACTCATCATTCAATTCAAAGAGTTGAGTCTTAGCAGCGTCAGAGATTGCTTCTTCGATAACGAGGAAGAGTCTTCTAACGTTGATTCTGTCGAAGGCAGATTGATAACCCAGTGCAGTCTTATCTCCGAAGAGGATCATACCCTGACCAGGGAATGCGACGATGGGGTTAACTCTTGCTGCATAAAGCAGATCTCTGTGATCTTTCAGAGGAGAGTATGCCAGTTTGATAGCATTTCTCAAGTTACCACGGTTGAAACCTGCAGGTGAGAACCAAGGCTCTTGGTTAAGAGTAGTGCTCAGGACCAGACCTGCCATGTCAGCGTTACAAGGGATGTAACGATAAACGTCATTATACTTGTCGTAGATATACTTGTAGTTGTTATCGAAGACAGTATAAGAGGAAGATCCGAGTTGATCGAAGTATTCAACGGTGCGGGAGACGATAGTCGAAGTGTTAGGTTGACCGACGACATCAGCGCGGTAAGGCGAGATGAAAGCGATACAATCCTTACGAGAATCGGCAATGCCAATGATGTGTTGTGCCTTAGCAATAGTATCATTGAGGCTATTCATGCCAGGACCCATCAGGATGTAGTCCAGCTCGACCGTCTCAGCATCATCGAAGAGGCTGTATGCACCCAGGATGTTAGGACGTGAGATGGTGTAACCATCAACGCCACCTTGGAGAGCGAAGCGCAGAGTTGCGCGACCCTTTGTGCCAACCAGAGGCACAGCGAGGGGGTTGAGACCAGTAGGATCATCCAGGTTGTTAAGGGAGTTGTCAGACTTGATCAAGTCAAACTCTCTGTTAACACCGCTCAGACCGAAACCGCCAGAGGCGTTGCTGTCACGATCATAGATGTTGTTAGTCTCGTGGGATCCCCAATACAGATACTGGGAATAGGTCTTGATCTGATTCTTGTAGTAGATATTGTCGCCCTGAGGAGAGCGTGCATCAGATGCCTTAGACACGTTGAGGTGCTTCTCAAGGAGAGCGCCAGGAGTGCCAGTCAGTTTGCCATCACCATCAAGGACCAGGATGTGCATCAGGTCGTTATAACCGCCTCTGTCTTCCACCCATGCGGATGTAGTAGGACGGGGAGCAATAGATGCCCAACGCTGATTCACACCGTAAAGACGGGTGTCGTAGTCATTCTCAACTGCTGCGATCAACACAGAGGTGGAGTTTGCATCATCGACATTCTGGTTTGCTTGGAAAGTAGGAGATCCAGGATTGAGAGAAACTCTCAACTCTCTGCGGATGCTCTCAACAGTGCCAGCGTCGCCAGTTGCACTACCAGGAGTGTTGCTGTTGTTTGCCAACTCGGAAACGGTATCACCAACTTCCAGCACGTCAGCGGAGGAAGAATCGATAGCGACTTCCAGTTTACGGGTTTCTTTGTCCCAAGCAACGATACGACCAGTAACACCACCGCTAACAGCAGTGATATAGTTGTCCTTCTCGAAGGATCCGACCAGTGTGCTGTCGTCAACCAGAGTGACGATGACATCGTAGTTGTAGACCTTACCGTAGATGTTTGCTGCAGAGTATGCAACTTCAGCGCCATCAACGAATTGCCACTCAGTGCTAGTAGGTTGTGCCAAAGACAGGACCTGATCAGCACCAGCGTCGGTCATGACCACGCGGATGGAGTTACCAAACAGACCAGCAGACTTAGCAGCCCACTTCCAGTTGTTTGCAGCATTCTCAACGTTGTTTTCATACTCGTCATCATTCTTGATGAGAGGAGCAGAAACACCAGTTGCAGTTGTTTCGTTAACCTCAGTCTTCTGAGCAGTAACGAGTTGCAGGTTGACTGCAGATCCATCGGTGTGTGCCGAAGCAGTTGTGCCGAGCAGACCGCGAGTCACGTTAAGGTTGTTACCAGAAACGCCAGTGATCTGCATGATCTCGTCGTCAACTCTGATGTAGGAGTTGGTGCCACCAGCAAGAGTGGTAGCAGAGGTCACGGTCAAAGTCGTGTCTGAATCAGTGAAGGTTGATCCCTCATTGATTGTGGAGCTGGTGCCTGCAGGCTCGATAAGAGTGATAGGTGCAGCAGCAGCGTGAGATGCAGCAGATGTAGCGAGTTGACCACGGAGGACTGTAACGTCACTACCAGAAACTGCTTGGATCACCATCAATTCTGCGTCGATGAGAAGCAGATCGTTAACGTCCAGATCAGTTGCGGAAGCAACAGTCAGCGTGGTGTCGGTGCTGCTAAAAGTAGTAACAACGAATTGCGCTGTGTCGATTGCGTTTTTAAGCGATGCATTCATCGCACGGACCACCTTCAAGGTGCCGCCATACAGCAGGAATTGTGCTGCGCTAAACCAGTACTCGTAGTTATACTCGTTGGGTCTGCCGAAGATCGAGAGAAGCTCGCGCTCGCTCGTAACTGTGGTGAGAGCCTCAACAGGACCTTTTTCAAAACTACCGACGATAGCAGCAACATTATCAACTGTTGCGTTTGCTACGGCGGTTAGGTCTCTTTCAAGTACAACAACCCCTGGTGAAAGTTGTGTTGATGCCATTTGATTCTCCTGATTAGATTCCTAGTCGGATGCTGAAACTATTTAGAATAACGACTATTTTCAGAGGGTAAACAGGACGTAATCACCAATCAGGATAATCTGTAATCCATTGCCGCTTCTTCTTTCTATATGCAGCATTACGTTTCACTGTGCATTGCTTACAGATATAAGAATAGGCTGACATATTCTTACCTCTATCAGGTCTTGTCTTATAGAAATGCTCAACCAAGGTGAGAGTGCGAAGACACTTACGGCACTGCCTATCTACAAATAGAAACTCTTCTAGATCTAGATCGTCTTCAAAGTCCATCACCGATAGTCCCACATATATGACATGTCTCCATAGTCAGCGATTGATTCTCTTTCTGCATTGTGCCATGTCTGTCCCTGTGGATCTGTAAATGTCTCTTCACCGAGACCATCATCCATGAATCCAAAGGGTGCCATGTCTGCTTCGATTGCTTCTTTCTGCTCCAGATACATTCGAGTCCTGACATCATTGTCATGCAACTCTCTAAAGTAATCTGTTGTTGCCAACCATGAGAAGATTACCAGACACATAGAGAGGTCATCATTACATCCCTCTTCTGCTTCCCATGCCTGACCCTTCTGAATGAATGTGGTCAACTCTGCAATAATATCATAGTCATTAAAGACAAGTTTGTCATCCTCAATCAACTGCTTCATGTTTGCACACCCAGTCTTCTTGACTGTAGTGGACATCTTGACGCCTAGTTGCACCTTAGATCCAGAGAATCCTTGACCCACAACCTGACCAGCGCGTCCACGCATGGAGCACATCAGGAGGTTATCATACTCTAGATCAAATTGCATAATGTCCGCTACCTGTCCACCAATATCATTGACTTCAATCAGAGTGAATGCATGATTATAACTTGAGCATACCTGATGAATGATGTTTGGGAATAGTAGTGGTTTAATTTTATTGTTTCTATACTTCGCTACTAACTTATACGGGATCTCTGTGGTGTCAATAATACAAAATGCTGAGTAGTCTTTAGTAATACCACGAGCAACGTCAACTGTACATACATAAGTATGATCGGGTTTCGGCTCTTCATACACATCTAGTCCTTGATTGGACTTCAAAGGATCATCGTATACCAAAGTTTTTAGTTTAGATGATGTAATAAGAGTGTTAACCGATCCTAGGAATTCGCATTCAAATTCCTGATTAAACTGCTCTTCAGATGTATTACGAATCGTCTGCTCTTTCCAGTCCGCGTCTCTACCTGGCACCTCTGACCAGTGGACTTCTGTAGTAACGTATTCATTCTTGCCCTTCTCTGCATCATGCCAGAGTTTGTAAAACATATTCATCCCCTTGGGCGTGGAGATGATGATCACCTTTGTTGACTTACCAGAAGAAATAGTAGGATAAACAGAGCTAAAGAACTCGTCAGCAATATGCGTTGGGATGAATGCAAATTCATCCAAGAAAATGATATTAAAAGACATGCCCCGCACAGCAGAAGCCGAAGTAGAAGCAGCCATGATTTTGCTTCCATTCTCCAATTCCAAACTGCCTCGGTTCCAGTTGACGACTCCTTGCTGGAGCCAGTTGGGGAGGTTTTCATATGATAGTTGCAGACGTTGGAGCATTTCTCTTGCCGTCGCTGCCTTGTTAGCAAGGATGGCAATGTTTACATTATCGTTGAATAGACAATACCAAAGCAAGTATGCTGTAACAACCGTTGACTTTCCAGACTGACGAGGAAGTTTTGCAATGTTGAATCTATTTGCATGAAACTTATTCACCATGTCCGATTGGAAGTCATACAACTCAAACGGAATCAGACCACGGTCCAGCGAGATAATCTGGATGTAGTTTTTAATGAAGTAAACAGGATCCTGTGAGCACTTGACAAACTCCTCCACCTGCTCAGGTGTGAAATTCTGTGCAACATTAGCTCTCTTTAGGTTAGGATTACCTAGATAGATATCATTTTGGCTCATACGGGAATGGTCTCCTGTTTTTTTCTTGCACCGCTGCGTGTGCTTCTACAACATCTTCCTGACCAGGACAGTATTGAAAGACTGCACTATACCTAGCAGCGACAGGACAATGTTTTGTTGGTGCTTTGCCTCCATGTGGGACAAGTCCTGGAAATACTACAACCCTTCCTGGTTTTGGAATGACTGTATCTGTGATTCGGTCACCATTCATGAAGACGGTCTCACCGCCCCACTCAGGTTTCCACTCCTTGTTACAGTAAACAAGGAAACTAATTGCGTCTAAAGATTCTCCGTCACAGTGGATAGCAGGACTATCACCAAAACGGAAAGCATTATAAACGACTCTATGAAATGCAGGAATGGGAATCCCAGCGCGTTGAAATGCATGGTTTTTACAGAAATAATCAAACTCCCCATAGTTGGGGTAGTCGATTGCTCTCCCTAGGGAGAAGGTTGATAAATTGTCGTCGGGACTGTCATCAAAGATGAGTTGCCACCCGTCAAAGTAAGTGAAATATGTATCCATCATCTCGACCTCTTCTGATGTGAAGAGGTCATCAATCACCATCACCTGATCATACTTAATTATATCCATCACACCAGCGTTCCGTGCGCCCTCCTGATCTCTCTCAATTCTTCAAAGTCTTTTTGTTTGGTGCCTCCATCATATGCCCAAGCATATCCCTCTTCAATCATTGCTTCATTGAGGGACAGGTCTGCATCCCCAATGTATAACCAGCCAAGAAGACGCCCATATTTGCCAACCCCGCCAACAAGTTCAGTCCTAATAACAAGATCATCGTCACCAGAAATGGCACCTTCCAGTTTTTCTTTGAGCCAGTTGGTTGCATGAATACCTAACTCCTTTTCTTCCAGATCCCTTGTCCTTTTTTCTGGCGTATCAACGCCTGCAACTCTAACTCTTTCTTTCTTGTATAAGTCAAACCCAAGATCAATGGTGACATCAATAGTATCGCCGTCAAGAACACGATTGATCTCCGTCACTCGGAATGTGTAGCAGCTCTTCCTGCTCGGGGGTGTCATGGCTCCCATGTGATTCTCGCTCATCTATACCTAGTATATAGACGACCACATAGAAAACTCCCGCCAGGAGCAGCATGATCGAGATGATCACACTCCAGACGGGATCGTTTATATTCTCTAATGGACGGAGAAGTAAATTCATGGATTGCGAGAGTCAATTCCCAATTCTTTCAGATACAAGATCCACCAGTCAGGATCCTTACGTTTCCAACACGGCACAGGTTTACCCTGCTCAGAGTAATACTCTTCAAGGGTCTTATCGATAATCCGTGCGATCTCCATACTCCTCTTCCTCTTCATCAACATCTGCATATGCATTTGCCACGAAGGGTCCTCGCTTTCGTAAAGGTTCTCTAGCGACATAATTAGACTCATGCTCTACTGCAGATAACCAAACAGCAACTTTCATTATGATAAAGATAAACCCTAGCGGCGCTAAACATAATAGAAGCGTTGCATTCATTCATCTACGTCCATGTGGTGAAATTTGTAATCTAATACTCCTTTATATAGCTCATCTCTTAGTATTCTTAAATGCTCCTGCTCCTCGTAAGGTCTTGCTGGAGCGCCTGGCCACAGTCTAATTGTTTCACAGACACAGTGATACAGAAGATATACATCTTCTATGGTCCACTGATATCCAAATTCCGATCTGTCGTCATTTTCCATGTTTTTTGGTAAAGGGTTCCCAGTGCTCCCATTGATATTTGTGGACTGCCCACATGCCTATAATAGGAACAAAGACCAAAGACCATCCTAAAATAGCCATGGTCCACCAAGTATTTAGGATCCACGCACTTAAGTGACCAGCAGCATGGAAAAAACTCATGAGAAATACTTCTGCAACATGTCAATACGCTCTTGCTCGTGAGCAATGATATCCAGTTGCTCCTGAATAGCACCGAGGACATCAGGATGCTCACCGATACCTACAGGATTTTTTAGATAGATCTCAATGTTGAGTCTTGCTTTTTGAATGTTGCCCTCAGCGTCTGTCCTGAGAGCAGTAAGAATTTCGTTTCTCATTGTGGATAATCCCATTTAGTTATGAAATCTACTTTGTGTTGTGGACCCCATCCTCCTTTATATAGATAAGGGGTTGTACGAATAGGACAAGAATCACCAGTGCAAAGAAGATCATCAACGATGCGCCATGACTCCATGACCTCATCAGCATGGACAAAATGACTTTGATCTCCTTCGATAGCGTCGTAGAGCAGTTTCTCATAACCATCAATCGCCCTCTCTTGAGGGTAATCATAGGTAAGTGTAGCGTGCTCAACCAAGTTTGTCAAACCTGGCGTTTTCATATCCATGCGAATATCCAGATGAGGATTAGGCTGAAGCCTAATGACAATGCGATCTCCATGCTCCCCCTCGTATAGTTGAATAGTGGGTGTCTTGAGTTTAACAACTACCTCTACACATTGATAAGGTAGTTTCTTACCCGTCATGACACGAAAAGGTACTCCCGACCAACGCCAGTTATCGATGAATAGAGTGCCAGCAAAATAGGTAGGAGTGTGACTCCTAGGATCAACACCGTCTTCAGATTTATAGGATTCATATTGACCTAAGATAACATCTGTGGAAAGTCTAGTTGCGGACAATAGTTTTGTCTTCTCACGTCTGAGTTCCCTAGCATTCATTTTGACAGGTGGCTCCATAGCAATGAGCGCCAACACTTGCAGGATATGGTTTTGCAGCATGTCCCTTACTGCACCTGCGGTTTCGTAGTATTGTGATCTACCCTCACACCCGATTGTCTCAGATGCAAAGATTTGAATCTCCTCTACATACTCCCTATTCCATAGAGGCTCCAGTAGAATATTACCAAAGCGAGTGGTGATAATGTTATTAACAGTATCTTTGCCGAGATAATGGTCAATGCGATAAATTTGTTTTTCGCGTAGATGTCGCTCCACCACTGACTGTAGATGATGAGCAGATTTATAATCGTGCCCAAAGGGTTTCTCCACAACCACACGGGATCTTTCTGGGTCTTCAAGGCATCCTGCCTCCTTTAGATTTTGAATTGCTGATGCATATCTCTCTGGTGGGACCGAGAGAAAATATGTCATGTCATCAATGTATGCTGGGAGATTCCTAAGAGACTCTACATTCTCCAGATCAGCACATTGGTAGTCTAAATTCTGTAAAAAATCATCTGGATAATGACCAAGAGATTCCTTCCACATTTGTGTAGTAGGCTCTCTCCTAGCACTTCCAGTAATAAGAAAATTCTCTGGCAGCAAATCCTTCTGCCAGAGTTTGTATAGTGCGGGGATTAGTTTCTTCTTGCATAGGTCTCCCGTTGCTCCGAAGATAACAATTCCCCTAGTGAGCGGTGCCGTTTCCGTCATATTTGTCAGTTTCGTAATAGTCATTTTCACCTTTAAGTCTTCCAAATGTGATGGTGGCACATACAAAGGGTATTGAGATCCAAAGTAAGAAGTCACCTAGGTGCATGATCCTCCATGCCAGTGTGCTGACCATCATTAGGGAGTCTACCATACTCCAGATATTCAATCGCTTGCTTCGATCCTTCCAGACGATTCAGCATCACATCCAATTCCAACCACCGTTGGTAGGCAACATCAAGTTTGCCTTGCTCTTCTGAGAGTTGTTTGATTCTTTTTTCAAACCTCTCTAGAAGTTGAGTATTTGACTCAGTTTGTTTCATCGTACGTTGTGTCCTCCAAACATGTAACGCATCCCGTTAAGGATTTTATTTGCATACTTCCCTAGACCACGGGAAGTGAATCTTTCATATAACGCTGCAGATAATACAGGGGCGGGTACGCCAAGGTCCACAGCGGTATGCACAGTCCAACGACCTTCCCCACTATCGGAGACACCGCCGTCAAACTTATCAAGCTCACTATCGCCGTATAATACATCCGCACTAAGATCAAGTAACCAAGACCCAACCACGCTACCGCGACGCCATAGCTCAGCAACCTCAGCAACGTTAATATCGTAACAATAATCTTTCGGATTCTCCATCGGAGCCACCTCAGCATCGCCCTCTTTAACGTAAGCTGACCCAGCATTAGCTTCATGCAGGATATTAAAGCCTTCGGCGTAGGCTTGCATGATTCCATATTCGACTCCATTGTGGACCATCTTAGTGAAGTGTCCTGCGCCAGGACCACCACATCTCAACCACCCGAATTCAGACTGCCTAACGTAGTCGCCATCGCGGGTGCGTGGGGCAGCAGCAATTCCTGGTGCGAGTGCGTTAAAGAGTGGAGAGCAGACGGATACTGCAGTATCTGTACCACCAACCATAAGACAGTATCCACGCTCCAAACCGTAAACACCACCGCTAGTGCCACAGTCAATGTATTGGATACCCAGTTTAGAAAGACGCTCTGCCCTCCTCCTGCTATCCTTAAAATTACTATTGCCATGATCAATAATAATATCTCCCTCGTTACAAAACTGTAGTAACTCATTGAGTGTGTCCTCGACTAATTCTGCTGGAATAACCATCATGAAAACTGCTGGTTTATAAACAGTTTCACCAGACTTCTCTCCATAAATGGAAGTCCCTCTATGGATTACCTCAGACAGTTGTTGTAGTCCATAAGCAATACCAGTGACATACCCCTTTTCGTATGCCTCTTCTGCTTTCTTTAGGTTACGACGATAGCCCCAGACTTCATGACCTGCTGCCATCATGCGACGAGACATACCCTCGCCCATACGACCGAGACCAATCAAACCAACTTTCATTTAATTTTCTCCATTGCTAATTGTAATTCGCGAGAGTGTTGTAATTCATCATTCAAGATCTCAAGGATCTTTTCGTCGGGACCGTTGTCTGCCAGATACTTAGCGTATGTTGTAGCAGCATGGATCTCTACTTCGTAAGACAAATGGTATGCAGTACGAGGAGCCAACCAGTAATAAACCACATTGACCCAATAATAGATAAGGACGAGGTGCTTGGCGACAAAGCGATCGACATAATAAGCATTACCGCCCCTGCTTTCCATATATTCAAGATGCTCTGTTTCATTGATCGATTGATCGAAGTGCTCTTTCATCAAATATAGATGCTCAGGTCCTCTGAGTCCCATACTTTCACGAAAATGTAACACGCTTAAGAAAGCAAAATAGGGTGCGCGAGCGATTTCCTCTAGCACCCAAAAGCGTGGATAGTCTCGACCCCTATACAGGAAGTCAAGGATTGCCACAGTAACATCTAAAACCCAAACATTAAACTGTTTCATTTGCGGATTCCCAGTCTTGTTGGAAGAGGTCAAGTCCCTCTCTCGTCAACACATGGTCATACATTTTCCAGAATACCTTGGGTGGCATAGTCACGACACTAGCACCATATGTGTAGCAGCGAGAAACGTGATGGACATCTCGCAACGATGCTGCGAGGATTTCAGTGGTCATCATCTGCACGCTGAATGCATTAGCGATTGCACGGACCAACTCAATACCACTGAATGAGTTGTCGTTGCAACGACCGACAAAGGGAGAGACATATGCTGCCCCTGCCTTTGCTGCCAACAGTGCTTGTGCCACTGAGAAGATGAGAGTTACATTAACCTTCACACCTTGATCCGAAAGGATCTTACATGCTTTCAGTCCCTCAACAGTGCAAGGGACTTTGATTGTAACTGCTTCACCTAGTGGAAAATAAGTTTTTGCTTGCTCAATCATTTCGTCAGCTGTCTCTGCAACCACCTCCGTGGAGACGCTGATAAAGTTTGGACATTCTTTAAGTAGTCTTGATGCTACATTATAAAGTGTATCCCCCGATCTCAAAATCAGTGTCGGATTTGTTGTTACTCCATCAATCAAACCTGTGCTGTATGCCTTCTTAATTTCAGAGACATCAGCAGTATCTAAAAAGATTTTCATTATTCAACGGTTACAGTGCCTATCATACCAGCCCCTTTATGGGGACCGCACCAATAAGTATACACCCCTGCTTCAGGAAATGCAACATCAAACTCCTCACCAGGCATCATTGCAAGGGCTTCATGACCTAACTCATCATGATCCTCTACAATAACGTTGTGTGGTGGCAACATGTTGTTGACGAAATGGACTGATTCTCCAGCGGAGATTGTGACTTCAGCAGGCTCAAATACAAGATTACCGTCGTATCCCATTTGGACATCGACGGCAAACGCTGGAGCAGCGAGAAAAATTGAAGCGAAAAAAGCAATTAGAAACTTCATACCTTGTTACTAACTGCCTTATATAGCTAGGTTTTTAGGTAGTAATACTATGGATTGTCAAGCTTTCCTAACTCTTTCATGGTGTCTGTTTTACCTCTAATCAGACCATCAATATACCCAGCACGATACTCCCAAGTCTGTCCACCATCCTGTCCTTTCTTAGGATTGATGCACTGATGATTGCCAAGTTTATTGCAGACCAAACCAGCAAGATCTAACTCACTATCCTTTGTCTGAGCACCTGTGCCTCTCCAGACATGCTGTCCGTTAATCCAAGTTGCACCACATTTCTCACACTCTTTCCTCTCTAACTTAAAGTCAGAAAACTCTTTATCGTTTGACATAATCTAGATCCTCAACAATTCCAAGCTCTAAGTGATTTGTTGATCCTGCTATCAGGATCGCTAGCAGTCTTTTTGGATGTAAGCTTACGCTTCATCCCTTTCATCCTCGCACAAAAGCTCGCTCTACGAGGGTTCCCAGCTTTCTTTGAAGGTCTCTTAAGATCGCTTCCTGGGTTTTCACGCTCATACGACTTCCGCCCTTTTTCATTAAGTCCTCCCTCAGGATTTTTGCCTGACTTTTTCTGCCAGTCTTCATTGGTTGATTCTTTGTCCTGTAAGAAATTAACAGGAGATTTTTTCTTGTCATCCTTTCTCTTCTTGGCACCTTTCAGCACCTCCCTCATCTTCAGAGCATGGGAAACATCCCTGCGTCGAGATGGTCTACCCAGCGGGGGATTAGTCTTGTCAATCGCTCTCGCGACTGCTAGACCAACGCCTTCATCTACGTTGTCTTGCTCTGCTACGAATTGGGAAAAGGATTTCATTCTTCTTTATTCTTAGGGTTTCTGGCACAATTTAACTCGTGCTTTTCTAACCACGTCTTAGGACGTTGATGCCCGAGGGGCACAGTGATGCCACAGTATTGGCACTTTCTATTTTCAGCCATAATGATAAGATGATTTGTTAGTTTTCTTAGGAAGTTTACCACCTCTGACTTTTGTGCCAGAAGTTTCACCATAGCCTTCAGGATGCTTACCTGCTTTAGTCTTTCCGATGGAGTCAGACTTTGCTTTACTACCCTTTTCAGTATAGTGCAACTTTGCAGGTTTGTCTTTGTCTTTGGTGATCACGGATTCTTGCCCGTGTTTGCGTCCCATGCGACGCATAACCTTTCCGAAACGGCGTTTCGACATCTTATCAGGTTTTGAGGTCTGATAAGAAACTTCTCGACCAGTTTCTCCACTGTCATACTTGTACTCACCGACACCTTTCTTGTGTCCGATGCCATGCTTCTTTAGATCCTTTTCGAGGTTTTTACGCCCCTCACGATTCTTTTTTTCGTCGGACCCCCTGTCAGCAGAGATGTGTCCAGTGACCTGAGTCTTGGACTTTTGCATCATACGACCAGTACGATTACCTTCTGCAAGGAATGCACTGAATGACATTGTAGTTACTTCTTCTCTCTTCATACCAAGCTTGCGCTTGATCTTATCACGCAGACCTTCTTTCTTCTTAGGTGGAGTGTAACCCTTCTGACGCTTGGCGTAGTCCATGTAGGACTCACCCTTCTTCAGTTTCTTAGGATCTTCCTTCTTAGCAGCGGGTTTAGATGCTGCAGCACGATCTTCACGAGCACGCTGGTTAGCACCAGGACCACCCAGTTTACGATCCTGATCAGGATCGGGATGCCAGAAGTCACCACGCTCAGTGATAGTCTCTTCACCCAGACGGCGTGCAACGTTGCGTGCGCCACGGGAGAGAGCTCTTGCACCAGATCCAACTGCCTTCTTGATACCACGCTTCAGTTTGCTACCAATTCTGCTAAGCAGACCAGGCTTCTTAGGCTTGGACTCGCTAGAAGAGGAGGATGAAGACGAAGATGAATCGCTGCTACTGGAAGAGGAGTCAGAATCGCTAGAGGAAGAGGACGATTGAGTTGACTGGTAACCTTTCTTAGCGGCACTACCCATGTCTTTCGCGAGATTTTTCGCGTGACCTGCTGCTTTACCAGCAACTTCAGCACCCTTAACAGCACCTTTGCGTGCCAGTTTAGCACCAGTCTTAAGACCAGACTTCAGTGCAGACCCTACTTTCTTAGCAGCACTCTTGACCTTATCAAGTTTTGCTCTACGATTTGCTGCTCTTACTTCAGGAGTCCTGCTTGCTGCCTTAGAAGACTTAACAGCAGAATCATAGTATGAGTCAGATACTTCTGTCAGAAGATTCAGAGAGTAATCAACAGACTCACAGAGCATATCTGTGACGCTATCAATATCTCTACCTTCTTGTAATTCTTCGATGAAGACATCAGTAA